CCTGTAAACGCGCACCTTCCGAACGTGGCGTTCCAGCACACGTTCGGTAATTGGGATCATTGACTCTCGTTCAATCCCAACGAAGATAATGGTCAAAAAGACCATCGCCTCGAAGGGAAAGCACAGAGCCGAACCCATAGACGCGAACTTGGCCAGGCGTAAAACACCATGACCAGGTACGTCAGCCTTCCGTGACCTACACGCATCAACCGCCCAATGCAAATGTGGGTGGTCTTCGAGCATGGTCCGTACGAGCTGATTCGAGACACGGTCACTAGCTTCGCTAAGATCTAGCGTTGCCAGAGATCCATTTCTGGAACCACGTTGCGCCATGAACTGATTAGGTTCCTGGTGCCGCGTGTCCATGAAGTGTCGGAGGAGGTTATTCTCCTTCACTTCATCTAGAATCAAAGTGTTTAGAGCTTGCTGCGCATACATCATGGCAGTGGGCTCCATAGCAATGATTCTAGGTGTCTTGAGCGTTTTAGGAACAGAAATCACCTTAACGGGAACTTCTGCTCCAGGTTCGATGAGGTTCACGTCCTCAGCCATCCCGTCCCAAAAAGACGGTGACGGAGCCAAGAATTCCTCCCAAGGGAAGACTTCCTGGAGACGTACTGGCCAGTTCCGCTGCCGATACTTTGCGTTTCCGCGCAGTTTGTCGGCTGTAGAACCAGGACCATGCTTGGGCATAACATGTTCGCGGTCAAAGACCTTTTGGTCAATTACGTTGAACATATCCCCAAACAGCACCTTTGACACCCGCTTAAAGTCCGCCAGATCAACGGCAGACAACGTGGCATCATTGGAGCGAACCTCATTCTCACACTCGACGTAACCGTCGTATGCCGCCTTCTCCCTCGCATCACTGCAGGGAAGAAGAATCTTACCAAACATCAGCGTTAGCTGGCGAATGGAGAGAATTGCATCGACATCAGGTTCGTCGAGAATGAACCCGCTATAACGGTCGAACACACGATCCGTGAAACCCCCTAGAAACACGGGGAGACGCTCTTTTCTAGGCGTATGAAAGCCTTTGAAGAGACTGGGATCGGCAAGGCCAAGGTCGAGAGCTTTTTCGAGCCCTTTACCGAAGCCAGGCAGGGTAATCGTCAAAAACGAGAACCCCTCATGTTCGAACCGATCCGCGACAGTTTTTATGTCGCGGATGGCGCTAGTGTGACATCGAGTAGCGCACTCACTGGCTACTCTATTCCAGAGTGACGTCAGGCTTTTCAGCCTTCCTCCTTAAATAGAGGTTTGGCATCCATTAGCCTGTGTCGGGCCGTTTAAAGCCCTGTTGTCTCTACTCTCTTCGTATGGCAATCATCGACAGCGTCGCCACCGTCCAGGAGAATACCAGGATGAATCTTGAGTCGAATAAAATCGATATCAAGAACCCTAACACTCCCTGACGCGGTAGCTCGCCGACGATAACGCCTGCAGCCAAGAAAATAGCTGCCGCCAAGATGCAATATATAATTGCTACCCAGGCGACGAGGAGGATCACTCGAAGTACGTCCCAACGCCGTTTTACGACTCACCACCAAGTAGTTTGGTGATGATGGCGTCGGACGAGGCGGCCAGCTGGGTCTTGAACCCGGTGTAAATGGCCATCGCCTCGGTTGGCGTGTATCCTGCCGCCGGCAGATCGAACACCAAGTAGCAACTCATGCTCCTGGTGACGTTCTGGTCGGGGAGGAACTCGTTCGCCGAGACCTTCTTGTGGTCGATTCGCACCACGCGTCGGGTCCGGTTCCCGTAGGAACTCGAGGCCTTCAGCGCAATGGTTCCGTCAGCGCTCGTGTATTCCGACGACCCGTTCCCCACACCTGTGCGGGGGAGGGAAGTCGTGGTACCCGAAATCGTAACGGATTGCGGATCAGCAAAGGACACAGGCATCACTCCTATGGTGTTTTAACGCGGTTAGCACAACGCTACCTGCCGTACCGGG